TTAAAAAAGTTATGAAGATCTAAAGTCATTTTCTTCTCCTATATACGCTAATGAAAAAATATCATGCTCTGGAATATCCGGATTCAACCATTCACTAAATTCAGATTGAATCGCATGAGCATCCTCATAATCTTTTTGTTCACAGTGAAAATGAATACGGTCAATTGCCCAATCATGTGATGATCGAAGAGTCTTTTCCAAAGTTTCCATAATCTTTTCGCATATAGCGTCCTAGAATATTACTATTGTAGTACGCTGGAATTCCATTGTCAAGAGACTCTCTCAACACATTATTTAGGAAAAGTTGTTTTGTCTCTTCATAATTACACTCACCTTTTGTATTATGGAGACTTAATATTTTTCTTTCAAAACATTCTTTACCATATTTTTTAACGTCTTCTTTAAGTTCTGGGCAAGATCCGTAGTATTTTTTCCAATCAGATTCTTGCTTTACTCTTCTCTTTTTACCAGGAGGAGTTCTGAACGACCAAAAGTACTTACGTCCTAGATAACTTCTACCGGTGATCTTACAGTGAATATGATAAACAAATCCAAAATGATCTTTTATATGATCTGATTCAAAAATTTCCCCATTGAATCTCCATGGATTCTCATAACTCATATTAAGTAATCTTATGAGCTATTATTTATCTTTAACCGGGACAAACCTAGTCTACACATGTTTTGGAGTTTTGTCAAGGGGGGATTGATAAATACTCAATAAACGCTTATAATAATGTCCGTATACGTAAGCAATTTAACCATTGACAAAGGATCAGATTTTAGTCAAAATTTTACTTTGTCGGATACCGGAGGAGATTCTCAAAATCTAGTCGGATATTCTGGAACATCCCACTTGAGAAAAACTCCAACGAGTTCGAAATATAGTCAATTTATATTAACATTTGTTGATAGAGCACAAGGAATAGTTAATCTTTCCATGTCATCAGATATTACATCTTCGCTCAAATCCGGAAGACACGTTTATGATGTTTTATTGATAAGACCTAATAATACTAGATCAATTGTTTTAGAAGGTATGGTAACAGTTAAACCTGGAATATCAACCAATTGCTTCTAGTAATAAATATTTTTATCCCACCAAGAGAATATAATGGCAGTAAATGTAAATAATATTATAATTTACACAGGAACTACTTTTGAACAATCGTTTTTTCTAGAAAATAATGATTCTTTATCTCCATTAGATTTAACTAACTATAGTGGATGCGCTAAAATAAAAAAAAATGAATCTTCATTAACTGAAATATCTTTTAATGTTACTTTTCCAAATAGATTAAATGGGCAAGTAACTATATCATTATCTGCTACCGAAACAAATAATTTAAATCCTGGAACTTATGTTTATGATTTTATTGTAAAAGATTCAATTAGTCAAAAATTAACAAAAATTAGTCAAGGAAAAGTATTTGTAAAAAAATCGGTTACAAGGGTATAAAAAAAGCACCCTTGCGGATGCTTTATATCGTAGATATTTTTTAATCTTCAAATTCCACAAATACCACCAATCATTTCTGCATCCATCTCAAGCATCAAATAATGTGCTTCATCTAATGTATCTGCATGACCATAATTAATTAAATATTCCAAAACTAAATCATAAGCATCGTAAGATTCTACAGTAGTTGTTGTAGTTTTTGCCGCATCTTTAGCAGTCTTTTCTGCTTTTTTTCTATCTCTTTCTTGCTGTGCCTTAACATCAGCATCAACGGATTTGGAATCAATTTTTCCAGGTCCTTCTGATCCACCTTTAATTTCCGAATTGATGACTCCCATATCTATTCTTCTATTGCGAATTTCTGCAGCATCTTTTTCTATCTGACTTTTTCCAGTACCTTTTTGAGTTCCATCTGGATTTACATTTTTAGTAAGATTTGGATGAAGTTTTGCCCATTGCTCAAGACCATATTTTTTAGCAGCCTCTGGATCACTTTTTCTTAACTGGTCGTATTTTTTGTTAACTGAGGAATTAGGTGTTTTAGATACATCACCAGAAGGTCTACCACCAGAACCACCAGAAGGTCTACCGCCAGAACCACCAGAAGGAGGTGGGAGAATAGGTGCCGGTGGTGGGGTAATTGAACTTGGGGTTGGTTTTGGACCTCCTTCAACACCACCTGATCCACCTGGTTTTAAAGCATAAACAGCACCAGCACCAAGGCCTGCAGCAAGAGAAGCACCACCAGCAGTTTTTACTCCTTTAATTGCCTTTACAGTTCTTGCTTGTTTAATCAAATCGGCAGATTGTTTTGGTGATAAAGATCCTTGAGGAACTGTTATTCCAGATTTAGTTGCTTTATTTTTTGCCACTTTTTCTAGAGCAGCAGTAGTTCTTGATGGATTTGCACTTTTTGCAAATTGCTTACCAATTCTACTATCGACACCAGCGGTTGCTGCTTTTGTGACTCCAGTTTTTACTGCAGATTTGGTTGCTTTTGCAGCAGCACCAGCACCTTTAGCAAGTGCTTTAGCACCTCTAGCAAGAAGTCCTAAAAATCCACCAGCTTCAAGAATTGCTAGTTGCTCTTCTACAAAATCATTATGAATTAATTCTTCAGAAATAAAACTTACGTCAGTTGCCAAATACTTTTCTAAAATAACTGCTTCATCAGAACTTGCTAAAAATTTAATAAAGGTGTCTGCAGTATATCCTTCTGAAAACATTGACAATGCCAATGAAAGGATAATATCCTCTGCCAATTCTGCTGCTTCTTCATCATAATATTCAGAGTCTTCATTCAAAAAGTCTTGATCTTGGATATGAATTTGCTCATAAAGAGATCCAATATTGCTAATAAAATCTTGAGTAATTTTTGACATTGTTATATTTTAATACCTTATATAATGATATTTATAAAATCATTTACCAGGACCAAACTTGACTCCAAGTGCTTTATTGCGAGCAATATCCGATTGTCTTGCCTTAGCAAGGTTCTTAGCAGCGTTTGCAGCATCAGATTTTTTATAAGCACCAGCAAATAAAGATCTACCAATTCTCTCCAATGGATTAGAAGAAGTTTTAGCAAGTGATTGAGCACTTGGACCTGCTTTATAAACTGCTTTGCCATCTTTATATGCAAGATGACCCGCAACAGATTGACCACCTCTTTGAACTACACCAGTTTTGGCAAGAGCAACTGTTTTTCTTTGTGCTCCAGTTCCTGTAGTCATTGTATTTTTCTTGGTGTCAAAACTGGTAGGACCACCAATACCTTTAAGCGAACTTCCTGCTTGGCGTTGACGATTTGCAGTTGCCATTGCCTTTCTTTCTTTTGCATTAGCACCAGCAGCAACATCAAATGCCTTTTCTGCTGCTGCGCCGCCTGCCATAGCACCAGCAGTTCCTGTAGCAGCACTCAATAATCCACCACCACCAATTGCACCAGCAGTACCTCCAAGAAGTCCTCCAGCAGCAACTGTAGCACCCTTTGCTAGTGATCTTGCCCATCCAGATCCCTTTGCTCTCTCATCTGCAGTAGAAAGTGCCGTATCAACTGCAGTAGCAACAGGTCCTAACGCCTTTACAAATTTACCAAGTTTTCCAGAAACTTTTGGTACTTCTGGTGCTTTTCCTGCAGATGGTTTTGGAAGACTAGTTTGTCCTGCAGAAGGAAGTGCTAATTGCTTTTTCGATCCTCCTAATCCTTTGGGGGTAGGTACATTTAAATCAGTTTTAATTTGTTGGATAGGTTTTGTTGATAATCCAGTTGGAGGTTTGACTGTAAGATTACCACCTTTTGGACTAGGAGGTAATGCTTTTGTGGTTGGAGGATTAGAAGTCTGCCTAATTACCTGTTGACCAGGAGAAGTCTTAGGTGGTTCTGGGGGTGCTTCTGGGAGGCGTTTTGTTGCTTTTACTGGTTCAGATGATGTAAATGGAACTTGCCCTTTACCTGCCTTTGTAAAATTTTGTGCTCCTCCAGACTTTGTAAGCAAAGACGGTTGACGCATTTCGCCAGAACTTCTAACACTTGCTCCAGAAACTTTAGTTGTTTTTGGTTCAGGAATTTCTAATTGTCCTGAAGAAGTTTTAGGTGCTTCTGGTGCTCCTGGAGGTAATCTTCTAGATGCAGGTGTTGGTGTAGGATCTGCCGCAATTCCTCTATTTCCAATATTTTTTCTAAAATCATATGCACTATTATTTCTTTTCAGTAATCTAAGTTGTTCTGCTTCTTCCTCATTCAAATATGATTCTTGCAAAAACTGACTAAAAGACTTCATCTTTCTTTCTTACTTTTCAATTATTTATAAAAAAAGGAGGGTATTACCCCTCCCCTATTAATATTTAATTGACTTGGACTGTTCGACTAGGTTGAGGTGCGTTTACTTCAATAATAGTACCACAAACTCCAAGAGCAATTACCGTAGTGAAAGTGCCGATCAAAGCAATTTTTACAGTGCTCGTAGAAAGCACTTTAGAAACCAACTGAGACATAATTTAACTTTTTAGGACTCTGGAATCATAGCATAAAAAAGAGGGTGGTGAGACCCTCTAGTGTGCCAGTTTGGGAAGTGGTCTCAACCTTTCTTTCCACCATAAGTTTTATACATAGCGGCCGCTGCGACCGCTGCTGGATCTTTAGCACCACCTTCTTTTGCTTTCTTTTCTACTTCTTCAAATCCAGTTCCAGGACCAGACTTACCAATTTCTTCACCCTCTACTCTCTTCATAGCAAGTTTATGACGACCTTCTTTGGTTCCATACTTTGCTTCAACAATACTCTCTCTCCACTCTTCACTCATATTTGCCATGATTTGAAGTGCCGCCTGTTCAGTATCAGCATAACCTTCATCAATCAGGTGTCCTAATACAACATCAAATGGATCAAAACTTTGAGTTAATCCTTGACGT